ATCAATTCGGTCAACAACTCTTGGATCTTCATTAAGATGAACAACGTCTGACTCAATCTGTAATGTGTCTCCAATTTTCACTGGGGGAATGATATCTCTGAAGACAACATCAACTGCTCCAGTGCCTTTGTAGAAGATAATCTTAGACTTGTCTCCTACTTTAGGTGCCTCTGTAAATGTGATAGTAGAACCACCGTTGAATGTATATCCCTCACCAGGAACTTGGAGCGTATCATTAATGAACACAAGGAGAACATCCTGCACATTAATGTTTGATCCTTTTGCTGCTCTGATAGTAATCAGTGAACCAGAATCTTTAAGTGAGAAAGCAACGGTGCTTCCATCAAAAAGATCATCAAGATCATCAAGCACCTGCAGAGTTCCAAGTGACCATGCCGTGAATTCATCAGTAAATACCTTCTGAACGTCAATCAGAGTTTCTCTGTATGTTGAAGTAGTTGGAATTCCAGTAAGTCCACCAATAGGAACTGATAATTTCTCACCAGACTTAAATCCAAATCCAGTATTGCGAATTTCAAAGTCAATAATGCTAGATCCCTGACCAACCACAACATCAATAGTAGCTCCACTACCAATTCCGCTTGAGACAGAACTGTATGTTAGTGCTATACCTGAATATGAAAGTGGGTCATCAAAGATTACGTAAGGAACATTAGTTGTTGTATATCCAGTTCCTGGATTAGTGATTGCAACACTTACAATGTTGCCATTGCTGATTGTTGCAGTTCCAATGAATTCTATGCTAGGGGCACTGGTGCTTGATAAAGCGACACCGACATTAACAGTTTGGATGCCAGCTCTGTAACCAGATCCACTGTTACCAATGCTAATAGCGGAAATGGTGCCAAGACCTGAGACAGTCGCTGTTCCTCCAGCAGATATCAGAGGTTGGAACCCTAGACCTTGGTCAGTCATACCGACCGATACTATGACTCCTCCAACAGGTAAATTAGAACTATTGACATCATAAGAAACTGATGTTGCAGTTCCTGCAAATCTAATAGAACTTATGCCACCACTTTCTTCAATAGTGTAATCACTTGTTGCACCAGGACCCTGGAAGATATCATTAATCAAAACAACTGCATTTTCGGTTGATATTCCTCCAACATTAGATGCCTCTGATGTAAGTGTGAATAATCTATTAGTTCCGTTAAAGTTATCGGAAATATC